TAAACCATCTGTCACCATCTCTGTCAAGGAAGATGAGTGGATGGACGTAGGAGCGTGGGTGTGGAGGAACTTCGATGAGATTAGTGGTATCTCTTTCCTTCCTTGGGATGGAGGATCTTATCGACAAGCGCCTTACGAGGAGTGTACTAAAGAGCAGTACGAGGAGCTTCTTTCAAAGATGCCTACAGAGATTGTGTGGGATAATCTTAAGGAAGAAGAGGACAACGTAGAGGGAGCGCAGACCCTAGCCTGCGTAGCGGGGCACTGTGAAATATGATGATCGAACTTAACTTTATCTGTGGTATTATGTGTGGAGCAGAGTATGTACAAGACCCAGAGGAAGGGACAAACTACCTAGTGGTAGACTTCTTATTCCTCAGAGTTCTCTTTAGTTGGGATTAAGTACATATCTCTCTCGTGCTTCCTGCGCTTAACTAGGCCGGGAAGCTCTTTACCACCTGCCTTGGTCCACGCAAGGAAAGCATCAGCAGCAGCTTCGTATTCGCCTCTGTTATGCTTCATCCTTATCGTGGATCTTTGCAGGTTTCCCAGTCCCACATTGAAGCTAAAGCTAACCAAGGCATCAAACCTACCTTGGGTAAGTCCTGTAGGGCATAGTCTAAGAACACCTCGCTCGAATGTAGCCAAGTCTTCTGCGAGGATTCTATCCACTTCAGCCATTGACAAAACTCTATCCCACCCATCAGGGATACTAAGTCCTTTGCGTTCATTGAATGGTGTCCTTATATGGTAAGGATCAATAACGTGCCCAACACCAACAGTCCACAATAGAGCAGGACAGCGATAGGGACGAAATCGTACTCCTTCATCTTTCTTAATCCCTTCTATGCAGGCACTGCTTACTTTCACTTCTTGCCCCACTGACGAGAACCAAACCAAAAGGCAATGATTCCAGACAGCAAGGCCATCTCATCCTCAGAGAAGATGACATCAGTGGCTGCGATGAACTGCTCTACGTCCATGCTACCTAGTCCACCACGCAGCAGGAAGTAAGTCAGGGCTATGTTAATCATCACTAACTCTAGGACAAAGATGAAGGTTACTGTTGGGCGTACTATCCCGTTCAGGTTAACCACCCAGTTAGAGGCCCTAGCCATGATAGCCTTGTCGTGGTCTAAAGCTGCGCTCTGGCGGTCTGCATCGGTCTGGAGGGCAATCTGGTCAGTCCTGATCTCTTCGACCTTCTGCTGGGCTATAAAGCCCCTCTCTGCAAGGGCTAGTTCACGCTCAGTCTGCATCTGTGCAAGCTTTAACTCCTGAGCCTTGTCAGCCTTGTCTTGAAAGAAGCTAAGTACCTGTGGTAAACCAGAGGCTAGGAAACCAACTGCAGAGGAAATAAGGGATAACATAATAACTCCTTAAGGCTTATAGCCCATGACATAGGCAAAACTAACTAGGATGAAAGCAGTGATAAAGCAGTACCACTTGAGCATTGCAAGCTTCTTTATGTCTCTACCAAACTCATCAGTTAAATCCTTGTTGTCCTTAAGGATTCTCTGCTGGATAACCTCTACCTCAGCCCAAGCAGCCTGACCATGCTTCTCTATGATGTCCTGCTTTAGTTCGTCCTGTAGCTTCTTGATTTCGTATACTCCTCGCCACTCCTCGACAGCAGAGAAGACAGAAGTATCTGATGGTCTCTTCTTTTGCTTACGGCGGTAGGCATCTCTGGCTTGTATCTCAGACTTACCAAGGTCCTGAATGTCCTTAGTAACAGCCTCTAGTTCCTTACCTACGGCTAAAGCTTCCCTAATGCCAGAGACAGCAGCCTTGGCAGCTTGTGTTACTGGTTCACTCATGGTTTACCTTACTGGTGTAAGATCACTAAAAAAATCTTCTTCTTCTGGAAGCACCTGTTCAGGACGAGATTCTGCCATTCCAGTCACAACCCCGGCACGATAGATATTAACACCAACCCTACCCATCACAGTGTTTAAAACCCCGGCGGCGATGTCTTTAGCCTTATCTGAGGCAGCATCAGTATTAAGAATTTTAACTTGTTTTAAGGCTTCTTTAGCAGCGTCAGTGTCTTTAAACAGGTTAATCCAAGCATTATCTTTTGCTTCCGCTCCTTTTTGCTGAAAGAACCTTGAGAACAGAATAGCTGCTTTCTGAGGAGCAGACACAATTGGCCTACGGATCGTAGACATAACACCTGTGGCACTTGTTCCTATCATCTGCTGAAGAACGTCTCCTTCAAGGATTTGTATTGGCGGTGAAACATTAAGCTTTCTTGTTAGTAGTTGAGCAGCTTCTACTAACTGTGAGGCTTGATTAAACTGTTCTTTACCAAAAGCCCTAGTAAATGCTAGTTTATTATCCTGAAAGAACTTAACAGGATCTGCTGAGTTTATGGCACGATCCAGCATGATACCCTGCATTCCTCTTAAGGATCTTCCAGTTGGATCAGCCTTAGCTGCCGCTGTAATAGCTGCCAGCCTATTCATGTCCTCAAAAGCTCCTGCTTGAGTGGTAGCAAATACCTTTTCTAGATCCTGACGCTTAGTAATTGCACGAAGAGCAGACCTCTCCAGAGCTTGTTCGCCCTCCAGAGCAGCATTCTTCTTAGCAAGGTGTGTAGCCAGCGCACCTTCGGTATTGGACAGAAAGTCCTGTAGTGCTGGAATCTTCCTAACAACTCCATCATTAGTACGCATAAAGGTACGAAGGGCTGTTTGATTTACTGTTCCGTCAGCATTTAAGGATGAAGGAGATTTTAAAAACTTATCAATTAAACCAGCCTTAAGATACTCTTGTGTTTCGTCATTATCACCAAAGATTTTAAAGAAGTCATCGACATTTGATGGCTTGACTAGCTTATCAATTACATCTTCGTCCTTGACACGAACACCAAGCCTTGTCTCTGCCCCTAATAGGCCACCAAGACCACGCTTAAATACCTCACGATAGTCGCGGTCATAGGCTGCATTAAGACCATAGAACTTGTCTCTGATATCTTCTGGAAGAGAATCAATCTGTGCTTTTACTTGGCCTTTTAAGTCACCCAATAACATAGCCTGCCTACCAGCTCCCGGCACACCTTGAGAGTTTGCTAGATCTGCTGCATACAAGTCTTTGTTAATTTGACGATAGAGCGACCGAACATCTTTAAATGACGTAGACCCAAAGGCTGGTTTATTTTCAGTCATTGGAAGACCATCAGGGCCTAGCATACTTATACTTTCTACTTTCTGAGGAGCAAAAGCATCATCCACAAGTTTAAATAGTTGTGGGTTCTGCTCAAATACTTGCTTATTACTATTGACAAAGTTATAAATAGATTCGGTTTGTGCTGGTTTTAGATTTACATTCTTAGATGAGGCTTCTGCATCTAGTGCGTCATACTGAGTGTCAAAAGATTGACGAGTAGCTTCCCTACGGCTTGTATAACGAGCACGAATCTGAGCACCTAAATCTTGAGCACCAGTCTTGACAAACTGTGAAGATAGTCTCTGTATATCGTCATCTGCTGAGTTAACCAAAGTAGACAGAGCAGCCGCTGTACGGTCTAACTGCCTACCAGCAAATACATAGGATGAAGACGAGGATGGAAATAGCTCCGCAGCCCTGTTCTTGATAGCTATTTGACTAGCAATAGTTTGTTTTTCTACTTCAGGAATCTGTTCTGGCCTACGCTCAAGGGCTGCTCGTGCTCTAGTACTAGCAGTTGTTGCTCCAGTGGCCTGATAAAGATTAGGATCAAAGCCCGGAATAAACTGTTTTAGTTGTTGAACCCTAGCTAACTGATCCACCATCTGAGGATTTTCTTTAAGCAGTTGGTCCATTTGTTGTGCATTAGCCGCCGTAAGAATCTTATTCATATTCTCAGGACCAACAGCATCTGACACATCTTTTAACATTGAACGATATAAGTTTGACCCGATAGAGATTAATTTACCGCTAACCAAGTCTCCTAATATTTGACCTGAAGTCCCTCCAGTTACTCCTCCTACCAATTCGCCAGCAATTCGACCCGGAGCGCCTGCTACTTCTTGACCAATACCACCCGCAAATTCTCCTATAGCGCCTGCCCCAAACGCACCAGTAACTGCTCCTGTTCTTCCACGGGCAAACAAAGAAGCACCTCTTAAAGGAACAGGTAAAGCAACCATAGGAACTGCTTCAACACCAGCACCAAACATTCGTGTTACTAAATCAGGCTGGGTTGCTGGCTCAAAGCCAAAGTACGGTTGTCCTCCCCTTAATACCTGCTTTTCAGCTTCACTAGAGGACAATAGGGTAGCAAGGTTACTAAATCCTAGTTTTAATCTATTAGCAACATAGTCACCGAAGTCAACTCTAGTAGGGGCTACGTCAGGCTCTACAGCCACAAAACCGGGGCCTCCTGCAGTTACAGCAGCGCCGGGACTACCCTGCCTTCTAAGACGCTCTTCTTCGTCCTCAGACAAGTCTCCCATAACACTTCTTGGCTTACGAACAGGAGTTAAATCAGCAAAGAAATCATCACCCATTCTTATTGTTCCTTTTTCTTTTGTTTTACCAGAACGCCTTTTTGAACTATGTATACACTACCATCTGGTTTTGTAAATACAGAACCTTCAGCATAACTTGGATCTTTCTTTTGTGCTGCCGACAAAGACACAGTATCTGGTGCAGCAGGCGCTTTTGGCTCAAGTCCTCTTGTCAGTGCAAACTGTTTTTCAAAAGAAGGAAACAATAAGTTAGCTTCCTTTTCATTACCAGCAGCAGCCCTATATGTACTTGCAATTGATTCATATTGAGGCTTTAGCACGTTATCTCGAAGAGCTTTTAATGTTGCATCAATGTCAGACTTTTGAGGAGCTACGCCAGTACCTGTTAAGAAACTAGAAATACGGCCTGCAATACGAGTATCTAACGCCCCTGTGTTTCCTAAAGCTGATATTTCTGATGCTGCTTTCTGAGAATCTCCAAAGGCAGAACCAAGTTCTTGCTTTAACGCCGCTGCTGACAATGGACTCTCTTTTCTAGAGTTTAGTTCCAAAGCCCTGTTTAATGGAATAATCTGCTTACTAACATCTTTTATTGCTTCCCTAAACTGACCTAATACTGCAAATCGTTCTTTAGGAGTGTTAATAGTAATATCAGCACCTTCTTTACGAAAACCGCCAAAGTAAGGAGTTCTCTGCCCTCCAACACCTAACTTAAACTGTTGGTCTCCTTGCCTGTATACAGCCTGACCATCATCTGCGGCAAAGCCTATCTTAGGCATAGACTCTGGTTTATTTAAATCCATGTCTAACTTCATAGAACCACGGGTGGCAGCTTGAGTTAAAGCATTTAACCTTTGTGTTTCTGGTAAAGCCTGAATAAATTGATTAACTTTTTCTGAATAAACAGGATCGATTGGTTCAGCAACCCCCATCTCATTAACACGAGATAAAGGCTGTGTAGGATCAACACCAGCAGCTCTTAACTTAGCAGCAATACGAGCATTCAGTTTCTGTGCTTCTCCTGTTAAAGCTTCAGGATTATCTGCTACAAACTTTGTGGTATCCCTAAACTGTTTTTCCTCTTCTTGTCCAGCCTTTTGAGCTAGTTCTCTTGCTGTTGCAATAGAGTTAGAATACTCAGAAGTCTGCGGTAAAGAAGCTGCTAAAGCCTTATAGTAATCTGCTGATCCTGCCTCATAGTTTTGACTAGCAGAAGAGATAGCTTCACGAACAGTAGATTGAAACTTAATCTCTGGGTCTTCTGATCCAAATAACTTATTAGCCCCTGCTCCAAATAACTCACCGATAGAGAACCCAATAGCCCGATAGGGGTCTCCACTTAACAACGAAGCACTTACCCTTGCAGCCTCTTCTTGTCGTTTACGCTTGCGTTCTTCTGGGTCGTATCCAAGTATCTGTGTAAAAATGCCTGTCTTAGCCATATATTATCCTTAGTGAATCAAACTATAATCAACAGCCTTGTATCCATACTCTGTAATAAACACAGCCTCTGGGATAATCTTCTCTACCTCATGGGCCATCACTCCAGTGTACACACCGTGACCCGCATAAGGACTATCCTTAAATTCTGGCTTATACTCATACTGATAAACATTTAAACCGTTAGTAAGTTTACCTACCTTCTTAATGTTTTCCTTAGTCCTGATATCAGAAGCCATAGCCTTACCAGCGCCTTGTGCTATACCAGCAATCAACTGTGCGTTTATTGCGGCAGCGTCTTTTGCACCAGCGTACTGCGTCTGAGCAGCTTGACTGAGTAATCCTGCAGCAGCAGAAGCGCCCTGTTGAGCAGCTCCACCAATCTGTAGACCAAGCTGTAGAGGCTGTTGACCCATCTCTTCGATAGTCCCGATAGTACCAAGATAGGACTGTAGAGGAGCAAGAGCCTGACCCGGAAGAGCGTACTGCTGACCAAACAACCCAAGGCCCTGACTCATGAGACCAGAGCCAAACATTTGTCTTTGCTGTGCCGCCTGCTCTGCTTGAGCGCCTAGTTGTAGCTCTTGCATCCTACGAGCGCCTGCTAAGGTAGCTAGTTCAGGCTGTGATCCACCAATGTTTAATCCAGCACGACCACGACCAAAGACAGAGGAAGCCAATCGCTGTTCTTCTGCCTGACGAGCAGGAGCTAACAAGGCCATCTGCTCATTAAAGAACTGCTGCCGTGCCATCTCAGGGGACTGAGCTAGGTACTGCTGCCCTAACCCAAACAACTGAGCACCGCCTGCTCCAATCTGCTGAGAGGCTTGTTGTGCAGCAGCAGCCTGTTGAGCAGCAAACGGTGTTAGACCAAAGAGTTGGTCCTGAATAGCTTTTAACTCAGGAGCTACAGTATACTGAGCAGAAGATACTCTAGGTATTCCTCCAACAGTTTCGTATCCAAACTGAGATGTACCAAACCTAGAAGACATCCCAACAGGACGAAACACAGACGCTAAGGCAGCTTCTCGTTGTGCTTGAGCCGCTTGGTTTGCAGCATCTCGTGCTGCGTTAGCCCCTGTTATGTCCCCGACAAACTTTCCAATAGCCTTACCCATTATAAACTCCTAATATAAATCTGATTAGTAGTACCGTCTTGTCCTACTATGGTGTTAATAAATTTAAACCCTAATGTTTCTCCAAACCTACCTAACTTATCATTATCTACTAAGCCATATAAAGGAGCATTAAGTAGTGATTGAAGTTGGTTTAAATCTTTAATATAATGTTTCTTTGTTTCTGCTGACCACTTAAACACATCGGTATGAAGCCAGTATAAGTTACTAAACAACTCCAAGTACATTATATATTCTTGTCTATTTACTACTGGAAACTTATACATCATGTCTTCATAATGTAGCAAAGAGCATAGTACGGAGGCAGGTTAGCGTTAGTACCTGAAACACCCTCTGTGCTATTAGTAGTTGCTACCGTAATACCAGTAGTTGATGTAGTAGTTGGAATTGTTTTTGCTGCGGTAGTAACAGACGCATTACCACCACCTGCGTTTCCT